CGACTGAGGCCGCAGCAACCTGCATCGAGGCGATGGGCGAGATGATCCAGAACATGCTTAAAATCGCCGTGAAGGCCGAGGTCGAAGCAATCACCAAGTGGCTCAAGGCGCACGGTATGCGGCAGGTAGCCAACAGCATTGAAAGAGGGGAATACAAATGACCAGCACACCACGCTTCATCATCGCCCACCGACCCGACCCCAACCGCCGCACCAGCCCCGACAGCGTATGGCCTCTGCGCGGCGCTGACGGCCTGACATGGGCCGAACGCAAAGCCAAGAACGCAGCCAAGTCTCACGATGGCTGAATACCGCGTCACCCGCGACAACGTTGCGATTGCATGGTGTCGCACAGCCAAAGACGCGGCCCGTTACGTTTGGGGCCGCACCAGAGGCTCCCACATTGAGATCAAGCGGCACGGGCAATGGGTCAGGCTTGGCATAGGCGCTGATGACACGCCGATCACCTAAACGAAAAACGCCCCGGCGGTAGTGAGCCCGCCGGGGCGTTTGCGCTAGTCATCGGAGCAAACGAGACTAGCGCGTTCCTACCACCTTTCCGCCGTCCAAGGCAACCCCCTCGACCATGCGGCGCAGATCGCTCTTGGAGACACCCGCCGCCACGTCAGGATCGGCGAAGATGTGCTTCTTCGTCGGGAACTCGGTTGAGCCTATCCGGCCCATGTCGCGCCATCCAGCTTCCTTGAAGGCGTGCAGCAGCGCCGCCTGCGGCACCTTCGTGCCAGCCGGAACGTGACCCGCCGCAATCGTGTCGCACAGGCGGTGGAACGGCCCTGCCGCCACACCATGCACGAACGGCCCCATGCGGTTGCGCATCAGATCGACAAGGAAACTCTCCGCGACCGACAGCCCATGCTCAACCATGTTCAGTTTCCACTCGGTCACAGGCGGCGCAGCAGCCGGATTAAACCGCGTCACGTCGCGCTGCCAGAGCCACGCGGCGACCTTTTCGAAGCCGCCCGCCTTATACCAGTTCCACAGCGCATCAGCGCCCGCCGCCGTCATACGCGGCGCGCGGCTCCAGATGCAGAACCAGCGGCGATCCTGTGTCGGGATCGTGATAGGCAGCGGATCATTCGTGAAGGCGATGACCTGAAGCCGGTTGAGCATCTCATAAGGATGCAGCCCCTTGCGGTTAATGGTGATCGTCTCAGGCGGCGCGGCGATGATCGGCTTGAGCCTGTTCGACAGCGCGCGGCGCTCCTTGGCCTCCGGCTCCTTCAACTCGTTCAGGATGACCACCTCGGCCTCCAGACCATAGCCCCACTGGCTCTCCAGCCCGCCCGTCTCGATGGTCGAGCGGTTATGCTGGTGCTCACCGCCGATGGCCCACAGGAAGGGCGCCCACATGGTGTCCTTGCCCGACCCTTCGTCGCCGCCGTGCAGCACCGCGTGATTGATCTTGACGTTAGGGTGCTGCACTTTGAACGCCATCACGTTGAGGACGTGCTCCAGTTCCTCCGGCTCTTCGACCAGCGTGCGGCAGTGATCCAGCCACCGCTCGACATCCTCGTCGCGGATGATGTCCGAGCCGGACATATCGGGGCGGTGGTTGACCCAGCGGTTGCCGTAGACCAGCCCATCGCGCGCCACCAGCACGTCCTCGCCCGCAGCGTAGGTGATGCCGATCAGCGCCTTCGCGCCATACTCCTGCCGCCGCTCGTCGAAGTAGTAGGAGGCACTGATCTTCTGCTTCTTGTTGTGGACGGACTTGCACTCAACGTGCCGGAACAGAGAGTTGAACACCTGCCGCGGCACCTCGCGGCGCGTCACCATGTCAAAGTAACTGTCGTCCGACTGGACGTAGGCGAACCGCTCAAACCACTCGGCCTTTTCCAGCCGCCCGGCCTCCTTGCGCTCGACCTCGCGCACGACCGCCGCAGCCTCGTCAGGGAAGGCCTCGGTCGGCATGATCTTGTCGGCCATGATCTTCATGCGCTCGGCAATCAACTCATCCCGCAGCCCCGTGGTCACGCGCGGGCCGTCGTTCTCGGCCACCCAGTCAAGGAAGGTGCGGCTGTCGAGGTGCTGGCAGTGGCCGTGGTAGCAGCAGAACGAGCGATCCAAAGGCTTGTAGCGGGCCTCCAGAGCGCCGTCCGTGTGCTCGGCATGGTTGGGGCAGACGATGCCGCACCAACCTTCGTTATTAACCTTGGTTAGAACCAGATTGTTGTCTGACAGCCATTGCAGCACAGTGTCGCCGCCGGTGTCACGGATGGCAACGTGGCGGTGCTGGGCGGTGTCAGGCTCGGCAGGCGTCACGCCCAGCGCGGCGCAGATGTCGGGCAGATCGTATTCGCGCTCGGGATGGAACTCCACCAGCCGCGCCTCGAACAGCCCGCGCCCTTGCTTGAGGTTGACGCTGCCGGGGATGCGGCAGTTGCGCACGGCGTTGACCGCGCCCGGATCGGTATAGCCCGCGTCGGCAATCGCCTTGATCGCGGCGGTGAACTCTTGCTTGGTCGGCTGTTCGCGGAAGGCGTAGCCCCACTGGAACGAACCCTCCGACGTTTCCATGATCCATGTCGGTTCGATGGGCGGCGTCTTGGACTTGGTGCCGATGTCGTCCAGCATCATGAACAGGACGTAGTCGCAGTTCTCGGCCTTGGCGCTCGGCTTGCTGTCCGTGAAGCGATCAATGATGAACGAACCGGTGTTCACATACCACGCCTGCCCCTGCTTGATCTTGGCAGCCTCCGGCAGATAGGCCGGAAACACTGCCTGCGGCACGCCGTCGCCGTGGTAGATGACGTTGCCCTCGGCGTCCTTCTTCGGCTTCTGCTGAAGCAGCAGGGCCGTCTCGCCGTCAACGTCGGCCAACCCTGTGATGAACTCGATAAACTTTGCGCGATCCTCACTCATCGCTATCCCTTCCCTACTTGCCATAACGGACCATAGTGGCGACTTCCGCGTTCAGCGGCAGCCCCTTGGCCCATGCAGGCGGTTGACACATGATCTCGACCAGACGGGCGGCGGCACGCTCTGCGTCCGCCTCGGGCACTTCCAGCACGATTTCGTCATGCACATGCAGCACCACGCCCAACCCCTCCGCATCCAACTGCCGCAGGCTATGGCGCAACAGATCGTTGGCCACGGCTTGCGTGATATTCTCGCAGGCCAGACCGCGCCACAGACGGGCGCGAGGCCACTCCTTCGCGTCGGCCGCGGGCTTCCACGACGCCTTCGCGTAGGTCAGTTCGCCCTCGTCATTGAAGCGGGCGAAAGGGTAACATAGCACACGTCCGCTCGGCAGGGCATACCAGAGATGCTGGCCGTCAAATAAATATGTGGTTCGGCCAGCGGTGAACTCCTGCCCCGCGTTACGCATGGCCGCGCGATAGGCGTGCTCCAGCTTCGACCAGTAGGGCACCGACCAGCCGTTCGCGCGCCGCCACGCATCGACCATGCGCTTGCTCTCGCTCTCGGTCAGGATCACGTTATAGATGCGGCCCATCGACGCGAAGGCCCCGACGCCGCCCGCGAAGCCGCACGCCAACTCCTGCACCTTGCCGATCTGGCGCTGGTCCTTGTCCACCTCGTCGTAGGACACGCGGAAGGTCGCAGCGGCGTTGTGCTTGTAAACGTCCTCGCCCTTGGCGAAGATGGCCAGCTTGGCCGCGCCGCTCTTGCTGTTCGACGCCCACGGCGTCACCCGCGCCTCGATGGCGGCCCAGTCGGCCACCACCAGCACGTTACCGGGTGCAGCGTGCAGCGCGGGGCGCAGCATACCCTTGAGCACGTCCGTGACGCGGCGGCCGAACTTGGGGACGATCTGGTGCCCGCGCACCATCGCCTCGCGCGTCAGTGCAGGGTCGTCGGCGCAGCGGCGGGGGAAGTTGTGGACCTGCAATCCAAATGATGAAGCACGGCCAGTAGCGCTGCCTCCTGCAAATACGAACGCACCTCTAACTCGGCTATCTTCCTCATCAGCCAGAGCCGCCGCGCGCGCAAACTTCGCCACTGATGACGCCCACAGGTCGTCTGCACACTGGATAACGTCTGCCACTTGCGCCGGGACTTCATCCGGGTTTTCCTCCGCCAGCGCCAGCAGGTTGGCGCGCACATTCTTGTCGATGGACAGCTTGGCGTCGCCGTCCTTGTGAACAGTCGCCAGCTTCAGCGCCTGCGGCCCGACCCTTTCGAGAACCCACTCGCGCATCTTCGGGCTGCGGACCGACGTGACGACCCCCTCAGTAACGTCCCGAACAATATCCTGTATCTCGACAGCTTCCGTTTCTGCATAACGCACCGCCGCCAGAGCCAGAGGTTTATCAAGCAGGATGCCGCGGTCATTGATACGCTCGTTAACGTGATAATCTCGCAGTTCATCGGCCGACAACTCCCGCTGCGCCTGACTGATCGCCCGCATGGCGCGCACATCGCTCTCGCAGTATGCCACCATTTCGGCCATCAGGTCGGCGTCCTCGCGGAAAGTGCCATCAGCCTGCGGGATAGACAACAGCCGAATGAGTTGAGCGCCACGGTGGTCCTTGCGCATTGACGCGCCTGCGAAGCGGCCCACGTCCTCCAGACTGCCGGGCGCGCAGTTGGCGCGCGCCTGCGCAGCGGTGCAGTAGAACTGCTCCAGCTTGTAGTCGATCTGGAGGACATACCAGAAGATCAGCCGCTCGAAGGCGGCGTTGTGGGCGCGTATCTGGCCCTTGTGCTGGCGCACGGCTTCGGGGAACGGCTGCCCCGGCATCCACGTCTGCACTTCGTCATCGTCGAAGGCGTAGGACATGCACAGCACCTCGGTGCTCAGGTCCATCGCGTAGTTGTAGACGCCGCGCTCGGGCAGATTGCACCGGCTGCGCGTCTCGAAATCACACCAAAGAATAGTCACGGATGCCTCACTTCATCCGCTACTCACCGGGGCGGCAGGGAAGCACCGCCCCGGCTTTCGCCCCCTGTTTACGCGACTGCGCGACGGCGACGGCGCGGGGCGTCGGCCTCGGGCGCGTCGTCTTCAGGGCTATCTTCGGCCTCGGCGGCAGCGCCGTCAAGACTGGTCCACTTCACCACTTCGAAGATGGGCGTGAAGATGCGCCCATACGACTTGTGCTGGTAGTGCTCCTTGCGCAGACGGACGATAGGCACAGGGTTGTCCTGATCCTTGTCCACCTGCTCGGCGATGGCGATAGCCAGCGCCTGCACGGCCTTCTTGCCGCCCACCGAAGTGGCCGAGTAGCGGGCCTGCATCCCTTCGTCTTCGCCGTTGGTGCACGCCAGCGTCATGCCGACCTGCATCTCCCAACCGCGCTTGGACGCCGTCGGAGCGGGCTCCAGTTCCGGCAGCGGCTCGGCCACGCCGACCATCTTCTCGGCCAGCACTTCGCCGTCGCCCCAGCAGATGTAGCCGTGGACGAACGAGAACGGGTTGACGGCCCACAGGCTGTCGTCCTCGACCTCGGTCTGGTCCGCGCCGAACACCCAGTGGCCGGTCTTGTCCATCTTGAGGATGACCATGTTGGCCGCAGCGCCGACTTCGTTCTGGATCGAACGCAGCGCCGTGGAGAGCGACTTAACCGACGGCAGGTTGGCCCCGCCAAACTTCGTGACTTCATTGGACATTACTTTACCTTTCTTCGCTACTGGATTTTAGCCATAGCCTTCGACAGCGTCTGACCGATCTGCAACACCGCCGGCCGGGGATCGCTCTCCGGCGCGAGGGTGCTACCTGTTGAGACGGCGACCACGAGGCCCGCCGGCAATTCTATCTTGGCCTTCTTGAGCGCCTTCTCCGCTTGCGCTGGCGACAGCGGCTTGGGTTCCCCCCACGCCTCCACGCCTGCGCTCGTCAGGAAGGCCACGGCCTTGTCTTCGTTGACCCACTGGCGCGTCGCGCGCTTGTTGACCAGCTTCCAGCCGGGCACGGCGTGGCCCTCTTCGAGCATCCCGTGCGCCAACTGCTGCAAGTCCTTGATGAACGCTTCGATCATCGGCACCTGTTCCAGATAGTGCGCGATCTGCTCGGCAGGGAGCGCCTCCAGCTTGGCCTTCACCATGCGGTCCACGGCCCCTGTCATCAGCGGGCAGACCGGCTTGGCCGCGCACCAGCGGCAGTGGTCGCCGGCCGCCAGCGGCGCGTCCGGCTTCATCGCCACCTTGACGGCCGCGACCAACTCGTCCTCGAACGCCTTGACGCGCGCAGGCGTCGTCAGCCAGCGTTTGATGCTCGGCGGCTGGACGATGATGAGCTCGACCTCGTCGGCACCCTCGAACACCCACTTGGTCTGCGGCGTCCGCATGGCAGCCGCCGCGTAGAACAGCAGTTGCGGGTTTTCTTCAGGGCTCACCGGCACGCCGTCACCGAACTTCCAGTCCAGCACGATGGCGCGGTTGTCGATGCGGCCCAAGAGATCGGTCGAGCCGAACACGTCGGGCAGCAGGTCGCCGAAGCCGACCCTGCTCTCGATCATGTACTGCATCTGCACGTCAGGATCGACGCTGTCGAGCGCGGCCAGCGCCGGGCGCAGCTTGCTGTCGATCAGGTCTTCGGTCAGCACCACGTCGTTGTGCGTGCGACCCACGTAGTCCTCGATGGCGCCCTTGCAGTCCAGAATGTCTGCGATGGTGTCGTGCAGGAGCGTACCCTCATCGGCGTAGCTGCTGCTGGGTTGCGGTGGCATCTTGTCCACCAGCGCGACACTGCCGGGGCAGTTGATGACGCGCTTGGCGGTCGAACCGCCGACGATCCTACTGTGCTGCATGACTGTACCTTACTGTAGCGTTGTTGGAACGCCACCCTACCTGACATAAATCTTGTGTCAACTCTTGAAACACAAAAAATTTTGGAGTAGCCCTCTCGCATGACTGAGGCAGAGATCGAACGCTATTTCGTACAGGCCGTGAAGGCGCTGGGCGGTTACGCCTACAAGTTCCGCAGCGTATCGCAGCGGGGCGTGGCCGACCGCATCGCCTGTATGCCGAACGGCGAGGCGTGGTTCGTGGAGTTGAAGAAACCCGGCGGCCGGCTGTCGGCCTTGCAGGAAATCTTTGCAGAAGAGATGGCGCACACACGGCAGCACTACGTCTGCCTCTGGTCGAAGGAAGGGGTGGACGAGTGGCTGACGCGCTTCGCCTGAGACCCTACCAAGAGGACGCGGCCGACTTCCTGTACGAGCGGGACCGCGCGATGATCCTCGCGCCGGTCGGCGCGGGCAAGACCGCAATTACCTTGACCGCCATGAAGGCGATGCTGGAGGACGGCCATGTCAAACGCTGGCTCGTGCTTGCGCCGAAGCGTGTGTGCACCGACGTATGGCCTGTCGAGCAGCCCAAGTGGGCACCGGGAGTTACTCTGCGCGTTGCAGTCGGAACCCCCGCCGAACGTGCCGCCGCTTGGCACAGCGACGCTCAGGTTGTCGTCACGAACTACGATAACCTTCAGGCCGTGCGCGACCTGTCCGCTTTTGACGGGATCGTCTTTGACGAACTCACGCGCCTGAAGAACCCCGGCGGCAAACGCTTCAAGGCGCTGGAGAAGCTGATCGGCCCCATCAAGGTGCGCTGGGGGCTGACCGGATCGTTCACGTCGAACGGGCTGGAGGACGTGTTCGGCCAGTGCAAGATCGTGGACCAGTCGCTGCTGGGCCGCGCCAAGGGCGCCTTCATGCAGCAGTACTTCATCTGCATCAACCGCGACTTCGGCCAGTGGATACCGGCGCACGGCGCGCTGGAGCAGGTCATGGCCCGCATCCGCCCGGCCACCTATGTGCTGGAGCCGGGGGAGTATAAAGACAAACTGCCGCCGTGTCACGTCGTTGAGGTGCGCACGCAGATGGACGACCGCGCGCCCTACGAGCAGATGAAGAAGGAATACGTCGCGCGCTTCGGCGACGAGCGCGTCATCGCGCAGAACGCCGGGGCCGTGACGAGCAAGCTACAGCAGATGGCCAGCGGCTTCGCCTACAACCGCGGCGCGGGCGTCGAGAGCATCTGGTTCAGCACGCACAAGTTCGACCGGCTGGCCGAACTGCTGGAAGAGAACCAGCGCGCCAACACCATCGTCGCCTACAGCTATCTGGAGGAACTGGCGGAGTTGAAGCGCCGCTTCCCGCACGCGCAGACGATGGACGACGAGGGCGTCATCGACCGCTGGAACCGCGGCGAGGTCGAACTGCTGCTGGTCCACCCCAAGTCGGCCGGGCACGGCCTCAACCTCCAGCACGGCGGCTGCCACATGGTGTTCCTGTCGCTGCCTTGGTCGCTGGAACTATACGAACAAACCGTTGGGCGCCTGCACCGCAGTGGGCAGACGCACGACGTTTGGGTCTACGTCATGCTGACGGACAAAACCATCGACGAACGCATCTGGGGCGCCCTGCACGACAAGCGCGCGGTGTCCGACGTAGCACTGGAGGAATTGAAGAGTGGCTAAGATATCGTGGCAGACAATTGCCGTGAACCTATCCGATTACGACGAGCCGACGCTGGAGCGGATGCTCGACGAGGAGATCACCAAGCACAAGCGCATCGCCATCGCCCGGCGGCTGCATCAGCGGCTGTCCAAGTTGCGCACCATGCGCGAGCGGCGCGAACTGACGAAGAGGATCAAGGCATGACTAGGCTGCCGCTGCACCCCGAGGTGCGTTTCGCCGGTGCGGACATGGTCAACCATCCCGACCACTATAAGGTCGGCGGGATTGAGGCCATCGACTACATCGAGGCCAAGCTGTCGCCGGAAGAGTTCGCCGGCTACTGTCGCGGGAATGCGTTGAAGTACATCAGCCGCGCTGGCCACAAGGACGCCACGGCGCAGGAAGTCGGCAAAGCTATTTGGTATCTGGAGCGGTGGCGGGGCAGTCTTGCTCGCACAGACAAGCCCACACAGAGTTATGCGCCTCAATCTGGCGCACCGTCTCCGGCCGGTCGATCCGACTATCGTAACGAATGGGATGCGCCACTGCGCAGTACGGACTAACCGCCGGCGGCGTCGTCGAAACGGTTGCGCAGGCGCTGGTTACGCACAGGATCGTCAAGCCGAGCAGCGTGCTCCGCCAGATCGAGTTGCCGTTGGACTTCATCGGCTGCTTCCTTCGCGGCTTCCTGACGGCCCTGCTGCCGAAGTTTGTTTGCGTCCCACTCTACCCAGATGCGGTGCAGCAGCGACAGCAAGGCCGTCAGGAACTTAATCACTCGGGCTTGCCCTTTTCCGCCAGCAGGACGGCGACCAGACCGGCGATACCGGCGATGGCGCCCGCGGCGGCGTTGTAGAGTTCGCCCGAAATGCCGAGCGCCAGCGCGAGGCCGGACAGCCCTGCGAAGGTCGAAGGCTCCTTGAGCCGCGAAAGAATGAACTGAACCATATCATTTTCCTTTCGGATAGGCCTTCCAAGGCAGTTCCCAGTGCGGGCCGTCCTTGAAGGTACGCCAGTCCCCACCCCACTGGATAGGAACCTTCTCGGCCGCGGCGGCGGCCTTCACGATCTTGGCCAGCCGGTGATAAAGCGGCCAGTCCCAAGATACCTTACCGCCGAGCATGGGTGCCAGATCGACGGCGTGCCCGGTCAGGTGACGCGAGTTGAGCGTGCGGGTCGCGCCCTCCCTCATAAGCTGGCGCTGGCGTTCGATGGTGCGCAAACCTTCGAGCACCGTGAAGTCGAGGTCCGACATCGCGGCGGCTTTTTTGACGACGCGGACCAGATCGGGATGAACCCCTTGCAGCCGCGACAGCGAACGGGCGCCAAGAATAATGCTCATTTCAACCCCAGCAGCGTCAGAAGAATACCAAGCAGCAGAATGATGATTGTGCCCGCCGCCCCCATGCTCACGCTTTCCAGACGCTTGAGCCGAGCGCAGATGCTTTCGTATCGCAGGGTGCAGATTTCCTCGTGCGTGTTCAGCCGTGCTTCAGTCTGGTCAATCGTAGTCATGTCTGCGCCCAAGTCTAACGTCGTGGTCCAATGTAGTTGCCGTACTCGTCGTAGTCGATGTTGCTGAACGGCCTGTCGGCCCCCGGCACGTCAATTTCAGGCAGCGCCGGCGCTGCGGGGACAGGCTGCGCCGCGCCCCGCGCGGACTGCTGAAGCGCCTGCCCGAGCGCCGCGCGCAGCCTCGGCCCAAGACGGTTGACGAAGTCGGCCATAACGTTGCTAGTGCTGCGGACGCCCAGCAGGTTCGACGCGGCTTGCGGGCTGGCCAGCGCAGGGACCAGATTACGCATGGCGTTCTCGGACACCATCTGCGAAACGCCGCGAGCGATCTGGTCGGCAGCAACGCTACCGCTGACGCCGGGAAGCACATCGGGGCGGACGAAAAGACGCGCGAAGCGGTTGCGCATACCGGGTTGCAGGTCTTCCATCACCCGCGCCCGAGCACCGGCGCCGTGCGACAGGCGCAGCGACGTGGGCATACTCTCCATGCCGGTCGTGGCCACGTCCACCTGCTCGCCGATTTCGCGCGCCAGCCGCTGCGCGACCGGAAGCTGCGAACCGAAGAGTTCGACGTTGATGTCGAAACGGCCGGGGCCGAAGAACTTGGAGACGAAATCTGGGTCTTTCCCGGCCATCACGTCGCGGAAACGCTTTTCCGGCAGCTTCTCCAGCGCCCGCGCAAACTCTTGGCGCTCAACGTCGCGCATACCGGCAGCGAAGGTGTTGAGGTACTGACGCCAGCCGCTGCCGCCCGCCGTTTCGATGGCGTCGTCGATCAGCGGCTTGGCCTCGCCAACCAGCTCTGCGGTGCGGCGCTGGAGAGCGCCCGGTTCCATCGGCCCCAGCAGATCGGCCACGGTGTCGGCCATGCTCTTGCGCAACTCGTAGAGGCCGGTCGCGTCGATGACGCCGCCCTGCGACGCCGCGCGGCGTTCAAGGTTGTTGGCAAACTCGGTCAGCACGCGGAAGCGCGGCGGGTTGACGAACTCAGCTTCGGCGGCCTTCGCACGCAAGTCGCCGACAACGGTGCCAATGTTAAGCGGCTGGAGACCCTGCGCGCGCAGGTTTTCGACAGCCGCCCGCCGAGCGGCGGCGCTATCGCGCAGGGCGATCTGCGCTTCAATTCCTTCGTCAGCACGGCGCCCCGCTTGCTCGGCTACTTCGCCGATGCGCTCGACCACCCTTCCCGGCGTGAAAAACTCGGGGTTTTGGAACACCGCTTCCATCTGCTCAAGCGAACGGCCTTCCAGCCCGCGCATCCGGCGCACGAGGCCCGAACGATTGATTTCCGCGGCGATGGCGTCTTCCATCTGGGCCGCGCGCTCTTGCGGGATCATCACCGTGCGGCCAACGTCCGCGCGGCCCAACTCTGCCGCGCGCATGGGGTCGGTCACTTCCGCGACTTGCTGGCGCATGGCGCCGATGTTCTGCATCGCTTCCGTGCCGGTCTCGCCGCCGCGCAGCGCCGCGCGCATCTCTTCCTGACCGGCTGCACGCGCCCGGGCCACCTGCTCCAGCGGTGCGCCTTGGCTGCTGGCGCTGGCGATGCGCGTAGCGGCTGCCAGTTCCGGCGTGAGTAGACCCTGCGACGCCAGAAACTCAGCGGTGTTGGCACGTGCGTTTTCCGGGGCCTCCCGCAGAGCGGCCGCAATGGCGGACGGGTTAGACGAGATCAGGTTGCGCATGACTTCGGCCGCACGGGTCTCGCCGATGCGCCCGCGCAGCAGGTCATAGGTGGCGCCCGCACCGCGCCGAGCGACAGTACCTACCAGCGGAATGACCGCGCCAGTCAGCGCCGCGTCCACAACCTCCTGATCCGTCAGTTCCGCTGCGGCCGCCCCGGCAGCAGCGCCGCCGCCAAGCCGCAGCCCCATACGGCCAGTGCGGGTCGCAGCAACAGGTGCCTGCGCTGCAACGGCAGTGCGCGTCGGCGCGCGGACGCCCACGCCACCAGTCTGCACCGCGCGGCCGCCCATCTGGACGGCGCGGCCGCCTTTCTGGATCGCGCGGCCGCCCGCCACGCCGCGCGCAGTCAACTGACCGCCAGTGCGCGCTAGTTTTTCGCCGGCCTTGGCCGTAAGGCCGCCGCCAGTAACAATGATGGGGGCCGTGCCGACGATCTCGCCGCCGATCTTCCCCGCAGCGAAGACGTTGGGGCGTTGCTCGCGGATAGGACCGAAACGCTCCCGCCGCTTTTCAGCACCAGCGCGGACGATGTCGCCGAAGCCCGGCAGCCCGCTCAGGTTCTTGGCGATGCGCTTGGCTTCAGCAGGGCTGTAGCCGCTCAGGTTTTCCGCCGCCCAACTGACAGCCTCGGCGGGCGTCACGTCGAACTTGTCCACGATGTCGCCAGCGATACCAGCGATGGTGTTCGAGACGTTTTCGAAGCCCGACACCAGCCCGGCGCCGAACGCCTTGGTGCGGCTGACCGGCTTAGGTTTAGGCTTGGCCTGCTGCGCGCGCTGGCGCTTGATCTCTGCCGCAATCTGCCGAGCAGCGCGGTCATCGCCGGCTGCGTCGGCTTTCATCAGCGCCTGCTCAAGTTGCTTCATAGTCGGCATGAGTTACAGTCCGTACTTTTTGGCTACGTCCGGCGAGATGCCGCCGCGCTGCGGCTGCGCTTTGGTCGGCTTGCTCTGGTACTTGGGTGCAATCGACGGCACTTGCAAACGCAGGTCCGGCGCCTCCGACAGCACTTCACGGTACACCGTATTGTATTTTTCGAGAGCGCGTTGGCGCGTCTGGTAGAGAATGTTGCGCAGGCGCTGCATCTCAATCTCTTGCTGACGCTCCGTCCCGGTCTGCGTCAGGCTGTTAGAGGCTTGCGCCGCGACCGCCAAGTCGCGGTCAGACACGATGCCCTGCGGCGACGCGCCCGTCTCGGTCGCCTGCCGGTCTTCGATCAGCTTGTTAAGGACCGTGTTGCTGACGATGGTGTCGTACAATGCCTGCACGTCGGCCCGGGTCGGCGTCTGAAGCATCTTCGGGATGCGGCCTTCGATGGCACCGATGATCGAACTGCGGTAGGGATTGCGCAAGAACCGATCAATCGCGTCAATGCGGCGGTCGAGGTTGTCGATCAGCGTCTGCGTTTCCGACCGCGCCAGCGGCAGTTCGCCACGCAGCTTTTCTACTCGTTTAACGCGCTCTTCGCCGGCGACGATCTTGGGCTGCGTCCGGACGCGGACGCCTTCGCTGGCAGCGGTAGTAGCCCCGCTCACAGCGCCTGCGGCGCCGGGCGCTTGCGACGGCGACTGCAAAGGCGGCTTGCCCCGCGCCGCGCGGCCGGTCGGACGGTAGTCTTCCATCGACTGCGCCAGCTGCATCTGCGGCGCGGCGTCCTGACCGGGCCGGAACACGGCGCTGCGCATACCGGGCTGCTCGTCGGGGACGATCCGGATGTTGTTGGCTTTGAGGATTTGGGCGAGTTGGGCGTCCTTGTCGGGGCCGGCCATCTCACGCATCAGTTGCAGGTTCGACTGCGAAATCTGACCCGACGACATCATGTCCTGCACCACGGCAGTCATGTCCGGCTGGCCGCCCATCTGTGCGCCAGTCGTCATGGAGATGGGCTGCATACGGCCGCCGCCGCCGGCGGTCATTTGGTTGGCGCGTTCGGTCGCACGGTCGAAGTCTTCCATGCTCAGGCCGCGCAGCGGGCCGTCTTGGACGCCAGCGCCGCCAATGATCGCGCGGGCAGCTTCGTCGATCTGCGCGTCGGTCGCCGGCGCGGTTGCGCGAGGCGCCGACATGGGGTTTTGCGCAGGCGCGCCAGACGGCGCCGGGCTGCCGCCGGGCTGCAACTGAAACTCTTCCAACTCGAACACGCCCGGCTTGCCGAAGCCGCCAGTGCGAGCAACGGCAAACGTGCCGTCTTCCATCTGCACCACTTCGGTTTCCAGCGGGCCAAAGGTCGCCTTGAAGTTGTCGCCGATGCTGCCGACCATTTGCAAAAGCACGTTGCGGTCGAACCGCTCAGGCGGCAGGTTGGCGCGGAACGCGGCCGCAATCTCTGGCGCGTCGCGGTCCATGTCGCGCAGCAGCAGCCCATAGCCTTCCGCGTTCAAAGTCTGCCCGGCGCGCTTGGTGTACAGGTCGATCAGCTTACCGGCGTTGTCGATCTCAGCCTGCGTCGCCTCGCGCCCAGCCTTTTCCTGCGCCAGTTTCATCTCTTGCTGCTGCGCCGCTGCCTGACGCTCGGCTGCGCGCTGCTGCGACATCATATTCATCATCTGCGCGTTCTGCTGGATCGCGCGGCCTAGGAAGTCATTCTGCGGTGCGCGGGCCTGAAGGGCAATTGCTTGGTTTGCCATTATTTAATACCCCGGATTGTACGGCGGCGTGTTGTACGGCGGCTCTCCCAAATCCGCAAAGACTTGGCCGAATGTGCCGCCGCCCGCGCCGCGGCCGCCGCGATTAAAATAGTTCATCTGCGCCTGATACAGCGGGAACTGCATCGCCGCCGACCCGATACCCTGCAACGCGCCGGCCAGCGCGTTGGCGCTGCCGACGTAGCCCGACGCGCGGGCCTGCCCAGCCCCAAGCTGCATCTGGCCGATGTTCTGGCCGGCCTGCCCGGTCGCACCGGTCATGACGTTCGCGGCCGACTGGCCCGAACCCATCAGCGACTGGAGCGGGTTCAGGCGCGCGGCGCGCTCGATCTGGAAGCGGTTGAAGGCGTTCTGGTACTCTTGGCTGGCCAAGTCCTGACCGAACCGCTGGATGCCCTTCATGGTGGCGCCCGACATCAGGCCGCCGCGCGCAGCCGCCGACCGCTCCAGCGCCTTCATACCCTCCGCTTGGCGGAAGGCATAGCCGGGGTCTTGCTGGAAGTCCTGCATCCCGAACGGGCGGGCCAGACTGCCGTATTCGTCCGCCGCGGCAGGGGCGCCCGGCGCGGCAGGGGCGCCCGGCGCGGCGGCAGGCGCGGCTATCGGGTTGCGGGCTGCGTAGGCGTCAAGGTCCGAGACAATTTGGCCTTGCTGGTCTGTGTAGATTGTCTGCGGTGCTTGGCCAAACATGGCGGGGATGTTGATCGCGCTCAGGCCATACGCTTCAGGGTTTTCGCGGATGTTAACCGCCGCGCCGGGGGCGCCGGGCGCCGCAGGGCGCGGGCCGATCCCCAGCAAATTCATGATCTGCTGCTGGGCCGTCATGCCCGCCTGACGGAACGGCTCTTGCAGTTCAAGCTGCCGCTCGAACATCTGGCGCTGGGTCTGTTCCGCGCTCTGGGCCGCCTGCACCTGCGCGCGGGCCGCCTTCTTAGCGCCGCTGCGCGCGATCAAACCGCCGCCAACCGAAGCGGCTGCGCCTACGCCTGCTGCAATAACTGCCGGTGGCATCGTTACAACTCCATCTTATACAGGTCGTAGGGCGACCCTAGTGTGTATATCATTTCGCCTGTTGGCTGCATACCCCCGCGCCGGGCGAAATACGAGACAAACCGGGCGGCTGGTGAAATGCGCGCCCACAACATCTTCGCGCCGTTGGCCTTGGCGAAGTCGATCACTTCTTGCCGCGCCTGCGCCGCCCACTTGCCGCGGCCTTCCGGCAGTATGAATACGTGCACTTCGTAGACGCCCGGCCCACTCCAAGCGAGCGCAAACCCGCCGTGCTCACCCATCAGAAACCAGTTGTAGTCCTCCGCGACGGCCTCTTCAAAGTCCAGTTCGCCAAGCGACGCCGGGCCTAAAAACGGGCGCACGTCGGGGTGGTTCGCCGCAAGGTTGACTACCTCAGCGTCGAAGCACCGCTCCAACATTAGCTGACCAGACGACCCGACGCGCGGATGTTGATGGCCGACGCCGTGCCCGCGATGGTCGAGATGAAGCCGTTCAGCGGCAAGACGTGACCGACCAGTTCCGGGAACGTGTAGGTCTCAGACGGCTGGAGCGTCTTGGTCTTGACGATCAAGTTGTCGTTGCCGGCGCTGCCAGCGGCCGTGACGAGGTTGACGCTGATCGTCGCCGCCGAGGCGCTGTAGTTCGTCGCGGTGAACTTGTCGATGATCGTCTGGACGCCCGCGGACGTGTACTGCGTCGTCTGGGTGTTCTCGGCGGTCTTGGCCGGGATGATGTTGCTGACGTTTACGGTCATGATCTCGTCCTTATGCCGTGATGCCGGTCACATAAATGCCGGCGCCGCTGGTGCCAGAAGCGCCAGCCGTGTCGTAGTAGCCGGGGCTGGTGATCTGCACGCTGTTGACCACGACTTTGTTAGCCGCACCGCCGCTGATCGCCGCCGCGTCAAACATGGTTGGGTCGATAACAGCTTTGTCTAGCGCGGTGCCGACCGAAAACACGCCTTGGCCAAAAGCATTGCTCTTGCCGTCGATGCTGCACCCGATGCTAATGCGTTGGGCGTTGTTTATCAGAACAGCGGCCGACCCAGCGTTACCCGTGTCAGGGTTGTTGATGGATGCGTCAATCTTGCAGTTTACAGAACCGCCGTCGATAACGATGGGGTTGTAAAAGTTATTAATGATAACGGTGCTGTCCACCTTAACGTTAGACTGCTGGCTGATGTAGATGCCGCTGTTGGTTGTGCCGATGCCGCTAAATATCTGGATGCCGCCGCCGATAGAGACGGAACCCGCATTTACGCTGCCGGTCAAGAAAATGCCTTTGCCAGACAGGCCGGTGTCGTTGACTTGAACATACCCACCGTTGATCGTGATCGCAGCCAATTCGTTTAGCGCGTTGATAACAATGCCGTTCTGGGTGCATTGATCCAAAATGCTGTCGCGGATGTGGATGTTAATTTTTGTCGCGCCGGTATTGCCGCCGGTTCCGTCAAGCGAAATGCCTGTCTGAATAGCGGCCACTTCGAACTTGTCGATAAACATGTCCGACATGTTGGCGTTCGCAAAAAAACCGATGGAACTGGTAAGCGCGGGAGACCCGCCGGTGCTCGCGTTGCAACGGTTGATGAACAGCGACGGGTTGCCGCCCGCAAGAATGGGCGGCGCCCCTTGCGCCCAGAAACCCCTGTAAAAATCGTTGGTGCCGCCGTAAGTCCCAGAGCGGAAAGCAACGCAATCGTCAAACTTGGTGTAAACGCATCCGTACATGTAGAAACCGATAATCGGCTCCCACGCGGCGCAGTTTTTAAACTGGCAGTTGAGGACGTAGTTGACGAGCCACGCTTTGACCGCAGTGCTCTCGTTGCCGGCGCTAGGGGGCGTGAGCGCGACCCCCCACCGAGCGCAGATATTCTCGACGATAATGTTTCGGAAGTAAAAACTGGTGCCACCCCCCGGCGGGCTGTCAGGGCCAACTTGGATTACGTTAGCGGCGGCGTTGACTGACAGCACGCGGGTGCCAGTGCCGGTGTTGTAGCCGTCCGACATGACCTGTCCGCGCACGGTGCGGTACTGCGTCTGGATTTTCCAAGTGCTGCTGATCCAGTAGTCTTCCGGCTGAAGGTTAGTGACGGGGCACAGCGCCACGCACGCCTGAAGCGCAGCCAAGTTGGCCGCGGGGACGCCGCCAGAATTTGAGTTGACAACCGCGCCAAACCATTCGGGGTAGCCGTTGATGTTGTCCCACTCGCGCTCCCAATAGAAGTTGGCGGTGTTCGACGGGACATAGATGCCTTGCAGCGGATCGCTGGGTGCGGTGCCTGCGCGGCAGATAAAAGTTCCCTCGCGGCCAAGGTCCGTCACGAACGCAATATCGCCCGCAGCCGGAAGGACAGAAGGCAGGTTGGCAATCGTGGTGGTGGCAAACGACCCGATGCCGGGGATGTTGTCCATCGTCCACAGAACAATGTCGTTAGACGTGGCCAGCACGAACTTGTACGTGGCGTTGTTGTCGAGCCAAACCTGCGAAGGCGGGCGCCCTGCCGAATTTAGGATGATCGGGTTGGGGTTGGCTGTGGAACCGCTGTTCGACGTGTATGTAGGCGCAGGCGTGGTCGTTCCCGCTGCGTAAGTGTACATCTTGCCGCCCGAAAGCGGGTTGCCGTTGTTGTCGAAAAACTGCCACCCAGCGCCGCCGAGCGATGAAAGATTAACAGTCATTACCAATCCTTCTGTTGGGCGCGGCCGTGTACGGCGCAACACTAAGGCATATCGCCCTGTTTGTAAATTGCTCGGTCACAGGCGGCTCGTTGAGTAGCAATACTGGCGCCAGAAACCCCCGCCATCGCAGAACGCAAAAAAGGTGCCGTCGTTAGGTAGTGTCGTGCCAAAGTCGCTGCCGCCGGGGGCAGACAGCGTGACGTTTCCGCCGCTGATGTTGCTGATGACCACGCCTTCGCCGCTGGCGTAGCCGGTGGAAGGGAAAGTTATGGTGATGCCGGACGTGACAATGAGAATGTTCGTGCCTTTATCGCCCGCGCCAAGCGTGGTGCTGGCCGAAATGACGTTCTGGCCGTTGGATCGGATGCCGGGCTTGTTCGACAGATCGGCGAACGACCCCGACGTGGCAACCGTAGCCAATCCCGTCACATCGCTGGCGGGAATGGTGGAAGACGCCGTGAACGCGCTAGTGCCGTTGCCCTTAACGTAGCCGGTCAGGGTGGTCGCGCCTGTGCCGCCGTTGCCGACCGGAAGCGTGCCCGTCACCTGCGTGGTCAGGCTGACGCCAGAAAGCGTGCCGCCCAGCGTTAGGGAGCCGCTGCTAGTGACCGTGCCGGTCAGCGTGATGCCGTTGACGGTGCCGGTGCCGCTCACGCTGGTGACAGTGCCGACGAACTGGTCGCTGGCCGCGATGGTGATACTGCCGTCGCCGTTTGTGATGGTGACGTTCGAGCCAGCGGTAAGGGTGTTGTTTTCCCAACGCTGCTGCGTCGCGTCGTAGATCAGCACTTGTCCAGCGGCAGGCCCGACGCCGTTGATGCGCACATCCTGCAACTCGCCGAGCCGCTCGCTCTGGGTCATGCGCACGAAGATCGAGCCGCTGCCGCTCGTCGCGGCGTTGACGACCACGGCCACGGGTACGTGGATGTTCGGCGCTACGGGCTCGACGTTCGTCCATGTGCCGGGCGTCGCGGGGTCGAAATACAAAAGGTCGCCGTCCGACCACGTCTCGCCGTAGGGCGCGCCGGTTGTGTTAAACCCGCGCACAAGGCCGAAATCGACGATATAGCCAAAATCGTTGTTGGCGATAGTCTGCTTAGTGACGCCCATCATGTACTCGGGCGGCACGCTGCCGTCCGCCACGGCCAAGCCGAAAGTCAGCTTGCCCGACGACCCCACAACCCCGGTGAACATGACCGGCGTGCCAATGGGTATAGATGACCCGCTGGTGTTCTTGGCGTAATACAGGGTTTGCTGGCCAATCTTTAAGACCGCGCCGCCGTAAAGCCCGAGGTCCAGCGTACCGTCGTCGATGTTCCACGCAGTTACGCCCGGCGTGTAGACCACAGGCGGCGACGGCGCAGTCGAGTAGCCGATAAAGCGCGCGTTGTCTTGCTGAACAGACGCCATCGTGCCAAGCGGCGGCTGGGGGCTGACGCCGAACGCTTGCGAAAGATCATCGACCTTTTCGCTCAACGACGAAACGGCCGAGGCAGCGTCGGGCGCCGACTGCACTTCTTGCGCCAGATCGGCCAGCATGGCGTCATATGATGCCAGCAACGCCGACGTGTCGGGCGCCGTACTTGTTTCTTGCTGGTTGGTTTGCGTCGCTGACAGCAGCGACAAAAAGAACCGATACCACTCGCGGCTGATAGCGCCGGTCCGCGGGTCGATCAGTTCAACACGCGGCGGCGTAAGGGCCGTAGGGTTTATAGGGGCCGAAGCCATTAAGCGCGAGTCCCAGTCAAGATCAGTTCCGCGCCCATGATGTAGATGCGAACCGGATCGGTGCCCGACAGTTCGTACACGCGGTCACGAATTTTCATCGTGGCCCCGAGACGCCGCCAGATCGTGCGAAAGCCATAGCGGCCGATGCGGCCCATCGACTTCCAGTGCTCGTTCGACCACGTATGGCCGCCATCATCCGACCAGCGCAGCATGACCTGCGGGTCGGCGCCCTGCACCGTTGGGTTGGGCGAAACAACGGTTTCCGTAGTAATCGGGTCGCCGCTTTCCGTGATGAGAGGGAAGCCGCTTTCTGTTTGCAGCTTGAAAACATCCAGCGGCGAGAAGCCGTTCAGCCCGACGCCGGTTTCGCAGTCAAGCTGCATCCCGTGCTGGATCGTGCGCGTTAGATTGTTCGCGCCGGTCGGAAGCGCGCGCCATGAGCGCAGCCACTTCTGGATTTGACCGTCGTCGGCGTACACATCCAGATCGAACTTGTAGATTTTGCCGTTCTGGTAGTCGCCGATAACGGTCTCGCCGTTGAAGAACATCTGCGAGTTGCCGCGGTGCCGGTTAAACTCGCCGTTCGAGAACGACGCGCGCTCATGCCAAGCCCCCGTCGCAACGTCAAACACCCAAGTCGTGTCGGCGCTGGGAAAGTTTAGAACGTAAAAGCTGTGGCCGTCCTGCTGGTAGGTGTAGCCAACCGCGTCCGACAGATCGGTGTACTGCTGAAGCTGCCACTCGATAGCGTGCGTCGAGATGCGCTGGCCCATGTAGCCGGCGGCGCGAAACACCATCCCCTGTCCGCGGGCATCCTTGCCGAGCCAGTAAATCTGGTTGTCCATCTTGGCGATGGAGTACGGCGCAGCGCAGCCGAGTTCGTTGTACGCCCCTTGGATGCGCGCCAGCGGAAAGTCGAGCGTGCCAGCGTTGTACCAGACTTCGGCCGAGTTGGTGCCGTAGACCCAGACCTCGCGGTGATCGACAAAGACCGCCACCACGTTGTCTGGGTTGCCTTCGGCGCTCGCAAACTCCAGCGGGTCAACCTGTGTGCCGTCGAGCAGCGCAGTGACCCAAATCTTTTGGCTGTTCGGTTCGTTGAACACGAAATAGCCGTCCAGATAGCCGACCGTTACCGCGCCGGGGAAATCAGGGTCCGTGATCTGCTGAAACACATCAGTGGCGGAATTGTAGATGTAGCCGTCAGGGTTGGCCGCGATAAAAAGCTGCGTGCCGTTGTCGGCCATGCTGACCGGGCCGCCACCGCCAACCGACCCCTTGGCCGTTGCGTTCCAGTTCGTGTCGATCTGGTAGAGCGTGTTCCCAGACACGGCATAGCCGTAGCCGCCAAACTGCCACAGCCCGCGGATCGGGCCGGTGCCGGCGGTCAGCAACCGCACCAGACCCGGTGCGCGTTGGAGAAACGCCGGCTCCTTGCCACCTTCCGGAACGATTTCCGGAAAGAGGTTGACCATGCGGTTGTCGGCGGCGTTGACGCTGCGGGCGACATACGCCGACCCAAGGATCGGCGTCTTCATCAGTAATTGCCTGCGTAGATGTTAAACCGCTGGCGGGTCGCCACGATGCTGTAAGGCATCGACATGATGTCGTCAGGGTTGTTGATCCGCTTGAGGTTGCGCTTGCTGGTCATGGCGATGCGCTGCACCTGCGGGGTCGGCTCCATGCCGAACTCCGGGGCCATTTCGGTCGCCAGATTGTAGCGGAAGGCGCGCAGGTAGCCCGGCGGAAAATGCAGTTCCGTGTTGAGCGTTGCCGGCTTGGTCAGTTCCTCGACGGAGATGAAGTGCCATTCCAGATCGCGCGTCGGGCGCGGGTAGACATACATCTCCACGTCGGGGAATGTGTTGTTGACGAAGATCACCTGCGGGTACGTGGACGTGACGGACTTAACCGCGATGCCATTGTACTGCTGCTGGTTGATGAACTTGATGCCGTAGCTGACCCCCGTGCCGGGGTCTTTGAAGTAGGTGCTGTCGTCGAGCAGAACAGGGCGGTTGCCGACGAAGTTGCCCGTGGGGCCAAGCGTGCGGAACAACTGGCCAGCCGGCCAGATGTAGACCTGGTCCTGCGTGGCGAACACCGACAGTCGTTCCGTATTCCAACTGTCGATCATCTGGTTCATGGCGTTCAGGGCGTCCTGCGACGTTTCGGCCGAAGGCACTTCGCCCTCGGCCAGAACGCCCAGCAGGCGCAACGAACCATTAATGATGTCGCCGGCAGTGGTCATGACTTAGTCTTCCTGCGCTGCGCGTCGGCGTCCACGGCGCTTAGGCTCCGCCATCTCGTTGACGGGGGCAGCCTCGGCTTCGTCCGCGTCCTCGTCCGCCTCTTCAGCAGGCGTGGTCGGATCATAGCGCATCCAGCCGTACATTTCATCATGTTCCGCTTCGTGTTCGCTGATTGCGACCTTAGCGCCGTGCACGGGGTGCACCATGTAGATTACGGACATAAAAACCTCTCAAAAAATGGACGGCCCGAAGGCCGTCCACTGGATCAAGTGATCGCCATGAACTGCCAGTTGGTGCCGTCCGAGTAGAACAGCTTGCCGATGCCAGTCGCGTTGGTAGTGATACCAAGCGAACCGGCCGGAACCGAAGTCGTGGTAACACCTGCGGTGATCGCGGTGCTGAGAACGTAAATCCCCGCGTTGGCGTTGCTGGCGACCGCGCCGCTGGTAGCGGTCGAAACAATCGAACCGCCAGTCACGGCGCCGGTAGCCGACACAGGGCCGGTGACAGTGACGCTTTCGAACTCAGGGTCGGCAAAGGCGACGCCGACTGCTTTGGTGTTGGGCATAGGAACCTCCGAAAGAAGTTGCCCCGGCCGAAGCCGGGGCAAACCCTATTAGTTGGCGACGCGGTACAGGGTGTAGGTGCCGTCGCCCGTCTTGCGAGCGCGGAACACAACCGCCTTGCCAGCTTCGCCAGCGCCCGAACCGACCAGCGTCCAGCCCGTGCCCGCGGTCAGCGTGCCGGCGCCAGCGCCCGTGGAGAGCAGAGCGAAGTCGAAAGCCGAGTTGACCTTGGCGCTGCTGATACGGTCATCAACACCGCCAACGCCGGTGACAGCCGGCAGAGCGAGGTTGGCGCCGCTGCCGGAATTGAACACGATCAGACCCTGTTCGAGGTCAAGCACGGTGAGGGGCGCCGCGCCAGTGTAGGTGGGGGGAGCAACCTGCGTGCCAAGAATGACTTCGTTGAGGTTGCCATCGCCGACCTGATAACCGCCGGCACCGTTAGGAAGAGCCATGATAATATCCTTTCAAATGGTGTGGCCCCCGGCGAACCGGGGGCCGAGTTCAGGTTAGCCCCAGAGACGGCAAGCCATCTGCGGACGGATCGTGTTGTAGCCGTACAGAACGTCAATACGGCAGGGCATACGGTCGTTGTTGATGTCGTACTGACGGACAACGCGGAGCGAGATGCCGTTGTGGACAGCGCGCGACGCCATATCGACGCCCTGCGGGAGCAGGAGGTCGGCGGTGGCGAAGGTGATCGCGTCCTTGTGGTACACGAGGTTTTGGGCGTACTGCTGACCGCCGGCACCGACGAACACGACGGCCGAGCCGTTGCCCGGCAGAACGTTGACGGTAGCGAGCGCGTGGTTGGCCGAGTAAATCGGAGCCACGGTGATCGTACCTTCGCCCGAGCTACCCAGCGTCACGTTCGTCAGCGAGACGAACTGGAACAGCGAGCCGGTGCTTTCGCGGGTCTGCGGGTTGACAGCGAACACGCCGTTGATGGTGAACACGTCGCCAGCCTTCACGGTCAGACCATTACCAGCGCCAGTGATGGAGATGGTGCTGGCGCCTTCCGAGGTAACGGCCGCTGCGGTCGAACCGCCGGTGGCGTTACGGGTGCCGGTGGTGAACTGCTTGATCGACTGCGACATGTTGATTTCGTCGAAGCCGAGCACGCCGGTGCCCATCAGGCCGTTCTTGAACTGCTTGCTGATAGTGTCGGTGGGGTTGAAGAGACCCTTCATGCCCTCGACCAGACCAGCGTTGGCAGCCGGGTTGACGGTCGCGTAGCGCGGCGACATCACGGCAGCGTTCTCGTTCAGCTTCTGCTGGGCAGCCAGCAGAACGGCCGAAGTCGCCGGGGTGACGCCGGGGGTGCCGACCGAGTTGCCGATGGTCTGAAAGGCGTTGGCAACGTCCGCGTCGATGCTCGAAGCAAGCTGCGAGATACGCGGCTTGAGAACACGCTCGGCGAAGTCGTCAAGCTGCATGGTCAGTTCGGCGGTGGTAAAGTTCACACCGATGTGCTTCTGCGAAGCAACGGTCAGGGTGGTGAACTGCTCGTTGTCGTCCTGCACCTGAAGGGCGGCGCCATCGGTGACGAGGGCACGGTCAGGCAGACGGATACGCAGGGTCGAGCCGATCTTGGCGCCTTCCACTGCGAAGCTGTCGTCGTACTGACGGTTGACGTTGCGGGTGAGCACGAGGTTGTTCTCGAGGATTTCGAGAGCCTTCCGCGTGATCATGTCGATAGTAAGAATGCTGTTGGACATGGGTTAATTCCCTACTTAGCGGTTACGTTGTGCCTCGAACTTCTTGATCTGCCGCAGCCGTTCCGCCTCAATCCACTCCGACGTGCTCATCGACTTGGTCGAGCGAGGGTCGGTGGTGTCATATCGCGGCGCCCCATTGGAGCGGGCTGTGACAGGAGCAATCGGTGCCGGGGCGGATGAAGTTTTTCTGACCGGCGGATTTGAGGACAGTGAAGCCTCAATCTTTCCGATTTCCTTTGCCTGCAAGATTGGGTTGAGACGCGCGATACGTCCGGCCTCTTTGGGGTTGGAGCCGAGCCAGTAAAGGACATCGGGGCCAACATCCGAGGCTTGGATGCTCAGGGCCATGTGTTCCGTAACGGGAAGGTTCGGGTTGTAGGCGACTTGATCGAAGTCGTCGTACTTGTCCCGCGCCGTCTCTTCACGGTCATGGTACGCTTCCAGCATCTCCGTTTGCTGGCGTGCGGCTTCCCGCTGTGCCAGCAACTCTTCCGCTTTGCGTTCGGCCAGAGCCTCGGCGTAAGCGTCGTAGGTGTCAAACTGGTCAGGGTAGATGTCGGCGGCCGCTTGCGACCGTTGACGGGCTTCCTGTTCAGCTAGACGTTGCTGCTGTTCGCGCTCCCATTTGCGCTGTTCTCTTGCAAGCCGCTTGCCGACAATCGCGTCAAGTTCTTCTTGTGTGAAGGTCTTGGACGCTTCCTGATCGACAGGCTGTTCTTCCGGCGTTTCGGTTACTACGGGTTCTGGAGCCGCCGTGGTTTCCAGTTCCGGCGCGGGCACTTCCGCTTCAGTGGGGACGTTGTCGTCCATGTGGTTTTGACCCTTTCAAGTCACCTGATGATCCGCACCAGTACGGTTGTAAGCCAGACTACATGATTTGTTGCAGTCTGGCAATCTGAGCAAACTTCGGGCGCTAGGCGCTTACTTTTCAAGCTTGGCCACGCGGGCCGCAAGCGCGTCAATCTTGGCGTTAGCCTCCTGAAGCGCCTTGAGCAAAATCGGGGTCAGCACGCTACCCTTCAGCACCTTGTGGATTTCGCCGTCTTTGGTCGGGTGCATAGCGTCCTGCACGAGGCCGGGGAACACCTGTTCCACTTCCTGCGCGATGAAGCCCAGTTCACGCGGCGTGTCATCGGTGTCGTTGTACCAGTTGTACTTGACGACCCGCAGCTTGCAGACATCGTCCAGATAACCGTCGCGGGTCGTCTCGACGTTTTTCTTAACGCGAATGTCGGAGGTGTAAGAGGTCGTCCCGTTGCCGTAGAGATACCACAACGCAACCGTCTGCGTGACACCCGCAAAGTGATAGCTGTTCGTGTTGTTGCCGCCGCCGTTGATTGACGCCGCAATACAGCCCAACGAAGAGCCGGCGCTGGTGTTCACAAAATAAGCGACTTGGTCCGCGCCGGAAGCATCGTCCACCTGTAGCCGGAAGCTGGGGCTGGCGGTCCCAATTCCGGTATCGCCGGTGGTTGTAAGGGATGCTGCGGCGACCGCGCGCCCGGCGGTCACATCCGCAATGGACACCTTAACGGTCGAACCGCTCTGCACGATGGGCAGAACTTCCGTGCCGCCCAGAGGCGTCGTTGCAGCGGGCAAAGCAGAGATTTTTACGTCAGCCATATATCACTCCAAAAGCAGTAACCCGCCGTCCTCTTGGACGAGATTGTTGCCGTTTTCCGTTTCGAGGTTGCCCTGCGCCTGATCTGGTCCATAACCCGAAAACAACGCGACAATGCCCCCAAGGCCGAGGGCAACGCTGTTACGAAGGGCGACGCCAAAACTCATGCGTCAGTTCTTGTTGATCGGCTTGCAGTAGATCGTGCCGTCAGTCGAGACGCGAAGCGCGCTGACGCGCCACGGAGCGCCCGACGTGTTGAGCGGCACGGTGAACGGGATCGGCGTAAAGGGCGGGATCGGGGTGCTGGCAGTCGTAGCGACCGCGCCGACGCCGACCTCGACGTAGCACGCCTGATCCGACCACACGAGGACGCCCTGCGGCCCCGGCAGCCATGCGGTCGTGTTACCCGCGGTGCCGGTATACCCCACCGAGTAGGAGGGGTAGTCGGCCTTGCTCATAGGGTTCAGAAGTTCCATGCTAACCTCACGCCAAGAATTTCAGTTTGTAGATCGTCGCGTAGTACAGCGCGAAAATCTCGTCGATGATGTTCTGGAGCGGGGTGCACTCCTTTTCGACAACCTTATACCGCATTTCCATGAGGTCTTCCAGTTGTCCCTCAAGGAACTCCAGCACGTTGTTGGTCTTCTTGGCCGACATCAGCGAAATCGGCCCAATCAGGCCGTATTTGCCCTGATAAGCTTCCGCAAAAGTGTCCGCCAAGTCGATGATTTGACCATAAAATTTGCCCAACGCCTTGTGCTTGGCGTAGCTGCGCGTGTTCAGGTGCGCGGAATGGGTCACATCGCGCGCCAGAAACAGCATACCGATGAACTCGTTACATTGGCTCATTTTCAATCGGTCCTTCGGGCATCATAGGTTCTTCCGGCATCATCTGCCCTTCGGGCATCATGGGCGCCATTTCGGGCTGCATTTCGGCCATTTCAGGCATCGCGCGCATCTCAGGCGCACCGTCGATCAGGTCGCCCGTGTCGAGAGCGGCCGCGATGGTGCCCATGACGATGTCTTGGATTTGCTCGGGCGTCATGGAGTTCTGGACGGCCGCGATGCGCTTGGTTTCGGCGTTGTAGGCGTCGATTTCCGACTTGTAGCGGTCGATCTCGACCTTCTGCTGCTCGGTGCTGTCCTGAATGTTTTGCAGGATGTCCGTGACGCGGTTCAACTCCTGCGTCATCATCTCGATCTGCTGCTGCGCAGCCATCATCTCGGGCGACTGGTCGCCCTCCGACAGCACCTTGGGGTCCAAAATCTTCTTGAACCGCTCGGCCATTTCCTGCGCGCCGGGCCAGTCCATGTTCTTGATGAATAGGTCGCCGGCCACCTGCCAGAGCGCCGGGTTGGCCTGCAAAATCTGGCTCATGGCGTCAAGTGCCTCTTGACGCTTGGTCATGTAGCCGGGGCCAGTCGTGACCATCACGTCGTAGGTGCCCACGCCGGGGTTGTAGATTTTCTCGATCAGCGCACCCGTCTCCATGTCGCGGACTTCCTTGACGGGTTCCGGCTGCATGGGGTTGAACTTGACCATGCCGACTTCGCCATCGACGCCGATGATGCGGGCGATGCGCTGCGTGTCGTAAATCTTCGGGATCAGGTCCACGATCTGACGGGTGATGTGCCGGATCGCGCGGGCGAGGTTGTCCACGTAGTGGTAGGTGCCCGTGTCGCCCTGCTTTTCGCGGGCGACAATGGCCTTCGCGGACCGCTCGTTGCCGCCAATACCCAGCGAGGCGTCGTACTGCCCCGTGGTGCCCTTGATGTCTTCAGCAGCCCCCATCTTGGCTTGGATGAGGCCAGTCTGGGGCAACGGCGGCGGCGCGCGTTGCGGGAGAGGGAGGACGTTACCCGCGCCATCCGTCACGTCGGGATTGACCTCCAGATACGGCCAGTTGGTCGTATTGGCGGTCTTCCACTGCATCTCGTAGCCTTCAAACTGGCCACCATAGCCAATGAAGGGTGCCTTGGGCGCCAGCGCGAGCATTTCTGCCTCTTGGCTGGTCCAGTAGTTATACATGCGCTGCGCGTCCTTCGCGTTGCGCACAAGGCCAGAGATGTAGAGGCGACCCTCGACTTCCCACTCGTTGCCGACCACACGGACGACAGGTATCCACTTGCCCGGCCATTCGCGCTCTTCGAGCACGTCAAAGCCGTTGGTCTTCATCCACATCACTTTGCGGCGGTCAGACCGGCGCTGGCGGATGGGCTTGCCGAACATGGCACGATTGTTATTGTCTTCCGGCGTGCCGGTGAAGCTGGTCGTGCCGTCCGGGTAGAGGTTCAACTCGCCCGGCTCGTTGACGACGTAGAAATACTCCGCGATGCGGATGGTGTCCTCAACGAGCCACAGCCCCATGCTTTCGTTGCCGACGCCCTGCGCCATCAGCGTGCTGATCGGCGTAGCGTCCGGGAACATCTCCTCGTATTCGGTCTTGAGGATGTCCTCGGTGATGAAACACCACTTGGCGTCCGCGCCGCACGGGTCTTGGATCGTGGGGTCCATGTAGACGCTGAAAGCGTTGCGCACGCGGCCGATCTTGATGTCCTGATCGAACGTATCGTCGTTGCAATACTCGGTCAACAGGCGGATGTAGCCCTCGCCGTAGGTGACCTGATTGTCGCAGGCCGTGTCGTAGGCCACGTCGGCGTCCGACATGTACTCGATGTGGCGCACCACACCGTTAAAAATCTCAGCGACCTGAATGTCAGCGTTGTCGTCGGCCGGGATGACCTTGCCCGAGGGCCGGTTTTGGCGCTGCTCGTTCGTCACCATCCGGACGTGCTGCGGCAGCTTGTTGATGGTCAGACAGGGCCGTGCGTTGATCGTCTGACCCTGCACCGCCCCGCGGGTCTGGAGCACGTCAGCGGGCCACTGCCACTGGTTGTCGGGCGAGCCTGCCGTAAAGCGCAGGTCGTCCAACTCGTCCTCGCGGGTGTCCGAGTAGGCCGTTATCGCCATCTGGAGACGGCTGCGCATGGTTGCCATCTTATCGTCGTCACCACGCGACGATTTGGCAGGGTTAGACCCCACGTTGGCGATTTCGCCCGCCTTATTAATGCCCGTAGGGTCCGCCATGTTACTTCTTTTTGCCCTTCTTGGCCGCTTCGCGCTTCACCGAGTAGGCGATGGCGACAGCCTGCTTTTGCGGCTTTCCAGCCGCGATTTCGGCCTTGATGTTCTTGCGAAAGGCCGACTTGCTGGTCGATTTGACGAGCGGCATCTTACTTCTTCTTTTTCTGCGGGGTGGTGCGCTCGTTGACAGTCGTGCGAATAAACGACGCTTCGCGGGCCTGCGCGCGGTTGGCGCGGTCGATGGCCGCTGCTTCGGCAGCCGTAGCCTTCATCTTGGCCGCAGGCTTGGCGCTGACGCCCATAGCCCGTGCTTCGCGCGCTTCCATCGCCTGAGCGCGGTTGGCGCGGTCAATGGCCGCGTTAGCGGCCGCAGCGACCTTAGCGCGCGGCTTGACCAGCGGCATGGGCTTCGGAGCCGGCTTGGGGGTGCCCTTGGGCGTCATTTTGGGCGCTTTGGGCTGGTCGAGACGGACGCGCATGAACGGCTTGGCCATTTATTTACCTTTCTTGGCGGGTTTTTTGGCAGTTTTGGCGCTCTCGCGGAACGCCTTGGCGGTCGGAGCGCCCTTGGTGCCCGGTTTGCGCATCTTTTCGCCCGATCCGGCCTTGATGCGCTCGCGTTTGGCGTGAATATTAGCGTAGAGACCCGGTTTCATGAGCATTTCCACCGTTTGAGGCTGGCTCGGGCGCGTTCGCCGTCCTTGGCCTTGGCTGCAACAGCGCCCATACGGGCGCAAAACGACTTTTTGCGGGCCGCATCGGCCTTCGTCTTGGGGTTGGGTGCCGGAGCCTTCAGTTTCGAGCCAGTCTCGCGGTTATACTTGGCTCGGCCCTTGGCTGTCAGCCCTGCGCCCTTGGACACAGGCAGCTTTTCCCCGCGCCCCACAGCCAGCGATACGGACTTTTTCTTGCCGGCCATGCGTTAACTGCCCATCCATGACGTGGATACACCGGCCGAAGAATACGCTCTCGGGCGGTTTCTGTCAACGCGGTCGCCGCGGAACTCGCGTGAGGCCACCGGGTATGCAAATGTGAGCGCGATGGCGTCCGCGGCGTCTGGCGAGGCCAGCCCGCGTGCCTTCATGTCCTTCTTGCTTTCGAGAAAGATCGTGCCCTTGCTGTCGGGTTTGACGCGCGGCCCGATCAGGTCGGTCTTCAGGAAGCGATCCGGCGGCAGGTGGGCGTCCTTGAGCCAGTCGCGCATGGCGCCCCACATCTCGGCCCGCTTGTTGCCGTACATGAGTTGCTTCTGCGCCTTGTTGCCGAAGTTGACGCCCCTGATTTTGTACCGCTGCTCCTTGAGGCGGTCCACGACCCCCGCGCCCAGACCGCCCTCGTCGATGCAGACGAGCGCCGGCTTGTACTCTTCGATGGCGTCGATGACGTGCCCGACCACTTCCATCGTGTCGGCGCCGCGGTGGCGTTTGAGGGCGATGATGTCGCGCCCCTGCCGCACGGCGATGACGGTGGCGTCGGACCCGAACCGGGCCGGATCGACGCCGATGGTGATGGGTGCGCTCTCGTCCTTGTGCTTGGGCCGTGCCATCGCGTCATCGACGATGTTGCTGGCGATGAACTGGTCATCGCCTTCGCTGGGGAAGGCGCCGTAAACTTCGACGTTGGCTTGGTAGCTGTCCGGGCCGTACTCGTCGATGATGCGCTGGTAGAGGTTCTTGTCGGTGCCCTCTACGTCGCGCGCGTCGATGTTGCGTGTGCGCCAGAACGCCCGCTTGGCGTGGAACGTCTCGTAGAAGTACCCCGTGTTGCGACGCGGGTTGGAGAAGGCCAGATGGAAGCGGTGCGGCGTGTTCTCGGTGAAGAAACCATCCGCCACCGACCAGATGCTGTCCGGGATACCTGAGGCTTCGTCGAAGACCAGCATGACACCGTCGTGGTTGTGCAGACCCGCGTAGGCGTCGGGGTTCTCTTCCGACCACAGCCGCCCTTCAATGGACCAGTAGCGCGTGCCTTTCTTCAGGTCGCGCTCGACGATCTCCGTCAGCCACTTGGCCGGCATGATGCGCGTGGCGGCGATCTCGAACCAGTGGCTGTTGAGCGACATCGCCAGCCACTTGGTAATCTCCGCCCATGTGACCGAGCGTAGCTGCGCTTCGCTGTTGGCCGACACGATGACCGACCCGCCGATGCGCGTGGACAGCATCCAGATCACCAGCCACGAAACGAGGGCCGACTTGCCGATCCCGCGCCCGGACGCCACCGCCATGCGGAAGGTGTCGAAGTCGATCTTGCCGTGGTTCGCTTTGATGTGGTCGCGCAGGTCGGCGAGGATGCTGCGCTGCCAGCGCCGCGGGCCGGTGAAGTGCTCCAGCGGCGTGCCCTTCTCGCCCCACGGAAACGCCAGCAGCACAAAGGCCAGCGGGTCGTCCTTGATGCCGGGGCTCCAGAGCCGCGACATCAACTCCATTTCATCCGCGGCCGAGTAGATGGGCTGCTGCATCAGAACATCTGGCCGTAGGGGTTAAGACCGCCGTAGGCGCCTGGGATGGGGCTGTAGGTGCTGTAGCCGCGGCCCGCGCCGCTGAACGCGCCGAAGCGACCGCCGTAGGGCGCCACCGGCGGCGGGCGGTATCCGCCGCCAGCCATGAAGTTCATGGGGCGGCCCATCATCTGGTCGTAGCTGCCGAAGCCCATCGGCTCTTGGTAGGCGGACGCGGTCGGCGCGAACATCATGGGCGGTGCGCTGGGGCTCGGGCGGATGCCGGGAGCGGAACCGCCGCCGGCGCCGTAGGTGCTCGCGCCTGCCGTGGGGCTGGGGCCGGGGAACAGGTCATTATTGACCGGGTCAAAGCGGCTCATGGTCGTCATGTAAGGGCCGCCGCCGTAATCAATCGGCGTCATGTACAGGCTATTCATCGCGTTGCGCATCAACCGTCTCCGTCGCTTGGCGCAGGTCTTCTAACGCATCTACCGGCGAATAGATACCTTCTATCACGCGGGTCTGCGCCCGCTCCAGCGCGCCGATCACACTAATCTGTTGATCGACGTTAATGTCCACCTGCTGCTTGGCCACCCAGCCGTGCTGGTGCTTGAGGATGTCCAGCGCCGCCTTGGCGTCGCCATCCGCCGCAGCGTCGTGCAGCGTCTTGGCCGCCAGCCACTCACCATCAGCGCGGCCCTTGAGTTCCGCCATCTCAACCAGCGGGTCGAACTCCTGCAAGCGCCGGTACTGCGTTGGGGTGAGGCCAGCGCGCAAGGCGAGGCTGTCGCCCTTCAGGCCGTACTTGGCAGCTTCATAGATGGCTTCGAGACGCGCCTCGGTGGCTTCGACGCGCTCGGGCGTGAATGGCAGCGAATAAAAGGTCATGGCGCCGCACTATAATCTGTGTCGGTCGGGTTTGCAATTTTTCTAAAAAAAATAAAAATTGTTTGCGGACCGTGCCGTGACAGTCACGCGCCCCGCCGGCCCCACCCCCCCTCCCTTCCATGCTGCAACGCAGCAAAAACCAGACGGCGCAGCGCTGGCGCGTTGGGCCTTTTGGCCTAGGCGATCTAGGCAATCGCGTTGGACCTTTTTGGCTGGCGAGAATGGCGGGACACATTATTACAACAAGGGGCAGCAATATTTCAATAAGGAACAAAAGGGAAACGCTCGAATGCGTGATGCGTGGGACGTGGGCGAGGGGGCCAAAAAGCGGAACAAAAGGGGACATTGGCGATCTAGGCTATCGTTTTGCCAGTCGTCCCCTATAAATGCTCTAGTTAAGAATCATTCTTAACAATCATAAAAATCCCAGCTGACTATCTTTTCCATAGCCTAGACCGCCTAACTGCTACTTAGCCCCTTGGATTGGCGACGTAATTTTCTGGTCATTTTGGGCTGAACAATAGCCTAGAATTTTGCCTAGACCGCCCCAAAAACCGCCAATCCGCTTTTCTTACTGACAACCATGTAAATAGCGCATGGCGCGCTTAGGCGCTTTTGGGCGCCAAATAGTCATGAGTTAGGCTATTCTCGAAAGCCAAATGACTATTTTTTTCCGGCACACTTTTTGTGTTGACAGGCATCAATTAACCCAATAGCAAACGTCTCAGGCAAACACGCCAAACCGGAGCAAACGACATGACCACCACCACCACCTTTGAAGTCTACACCTATTTCGGTCGCGTCATCTCGCGTCATGTATGCGACCACACAAAGGAATTGCACCACCGGGCGGCAGAGGAAGCGCGCCTAGCGTGCGCCGCCTATCCGGGCGAAGCATGGGTGCGGACGCGTTGAAGTCATGCTGCAAACTGCCATCAACGTCTTTTTCATCTTTGCGGCAATCGTCGCGATCCTGTCCGTTGCCGATAGCGCCCTGCGCATCTGGCGCATCATCAACCGGAGCGAATGACCATGACTAGCATCCCGACTATCGAAATCCCGACCGCCACGCTCAAGGCCGCGCTTGTGTGCGTTTCGACCGAACAGGTGCGCTATTACCTTTGCGGCGTTTACGTGGACCCCAAGGGCTTCCTTGTCTCGACCGATGGCCACCGCATGTTTGTGGGCAAGATTGACCTGTCCGACACGCCCGCCTTTGACGGCTGGATTATCCCGTCCGACGCCATCAAGCGCGCGCTGACAGGCTACAAGGCCGACACCATCACGATCGCGCCCGATCGCGTGGGCGCTATCATGTGCGCGCCCGTTGACGGCTTCTATCCCGACTGGCGGCGCGTGGTGCCCAACGCTGACGGGCTGACCGGTGAGACTGCGCAATTTAACCCTGCCTACATCGCCGACATGGGCAAGATTGGCGTTATCCTGCGCGGCAAGCGTCGCAACAGCCTTGACGCGCATATTCACCACAACGGCGAGGGGGCTGCGGCCATTACCTTCCCCGAGATCGACCATGCTTTCGCTGTGCTTATGCCCATCCGTGCGCACCACAGCGATAACGGCTCGACCGCATGGGCCTCACGCCGCGCGCTGATAGACTAACGCCCTCACTGCCACGGGCGCGCGTCCGTGGCAGCATTGGCGCTAGTGCCAAACACGATAGGAGCAACGCTATGACTGACAATACCTGCAACGGCTGGCGCAATGCCGCGACGTGGACTGTGGGCCTGTGGTTCAATGACGGATGGGCTGAGATGGCCGAGGAAGGTTTCGACATCACGCCGGACTTTTGCCGCGAACAGGTGGAGGGATATGTTTTCGACCTGATCGGCAAGGACAGCACCACCGCCGGTTTCATCTGGGACATGCTCGACATTAACGCCGTGGATTGGGAAGGTTTGGCCGACCATCACGCCTCTGTGGACGCCTGAGCCATGTCCGCCCGCGATTACACTGCCGAGGTGGAACACCACAGGCGGCAAGAGATGGAGACTGCCAGCGACCGCCTACTGGCGGCGCTGCGCGACCAGCACCCGCGCATCATCGCGCACCTGACACGCAAACGGAGCAAATGAGCAATGACAGTCTATCTCGTAACCATGTGGAGCCCTGAGGATGGCGAGCAATACCTCGCCGCCGACGGGAGCCTGACCGCCTGCGATGCCTGCGCCATGCGCTTCGCAGACCCTGTAGCAGCCGAAACCGCCGCAACGCGCGCCCTGCGCAGCGGCTGGGGCTTCGCCATAGAAGAAGAGGAACTCTGAGCCATGACCTATAACCCGAACCATGACCGCACCGATTGGCGCGCTGTCTCGACCCGCACACTGATTGAAGCCGCGCGCGATAGCGGACACGAACTGGCCATCGCCCTAGGCGAACGGCTGGAAGAACTAGAACACGCCGACGCTATGCTGGCCGACGCTCAGGCGGAGAACCTTGAACTCGAACGGCGGGTCGATGCCCTGCGCGATGAACTGCAAACCTTCCATGATGCCGAGGCGGACGCATGATCGCCTTCGCCTTCGGGCTGCTGCTGATAATCGTAACGCTACTAGCGGAGGAAAACTGACCATGACCGACCTTGAACTATACCTAGCCACCATTGCGCTCGCCTTCGCGCTTAACGTCTGGACGCTCGCGCTTTGGCGGCGCGACATCCAGCGCCTGCGCGCTAACAGCCACCGCCGCGACCCGCGCACGGGCCGCCTACTGCCCTTGGGAAAGTAACATGACCGAACCGACGATTGACTCCGACCTGCCGCCGCCGATCCCGTCCAACGGGCGGCCCTTCAAGTATCCTTTCCCGATCATGAAGGTGGGCGACAGTTTCGCCATACCGCTGACAGGCAGCATGCGCGGCTCTGAGGATCGCGCGACCGCACGGCTGCGCGCCGCTGCCAGCCGACACTCGCGCTTTCATGGTGTGCGGTTCTCGATCCGCACCGACCGCGAGGCAGGCGTAGCCCGCTGCTGGAGGGTGGAATGATGTTCGACGAGGACTTCGACCCGCGCGGCTGTCAGGTGCTGCTGGCGCTGATCGTCTGCGCTGCCATCGCCATCACGGCGCTGGTGTGGGACTGGCTGTCATGAGCGCGGCGAAAGTGACTGGGGGTGAAATTGCTCTCCTAGCGATCATCACGTCTTATAACGCATTCCTGCTCGGCGGCACTGCCTACCTCATAGGCTGGCAAGGGTGGTCTGCGTGGTGGCTTATTCTGCCGTTGGGTCTGATGGCAAATTACAGGAGGTCTTCGTGAACCATCGCCTCGGCATGGCCGCATGGCTGGCCGACAACGACGGCATCCCGTTCGAGGTGCAACACCTGTTCGACCTGTCCGAATACGAGGCACAGGCGCAAGAAATCGAGGAGATGAGGAAATGACGGATATCGAGAAGAAGGCGCTGGCGCTGTTGAACGAGGTGTGGGCGGAGCGTGGGCGGACCGTACCGCTCGACCGTTTTTC